TCCTCGGTACATTTCGAAACCTTGGATCTCAAGATGCCCCGCAGCAATTGGCGCATGGCATCCTTTGATTCGTTCAATACTTTCTCTTCTGTTTTCATCGCAAATCCATGGTATTAAAAGAATAGGAAGGTTATCAAAAGTAACAATCTGTGGTGCTTTATCTAGAATATCAATATGCTGATACGAGCTTGCAATTTCCCGTAGCGCATTCACTTCATTCGTGTTCTTGTAGTATGTGTCGTGATTACCTGCGACCATTAAAACTTTAAGTTTACGATCGTTCAAAGGTTGAAGAAAATCTTCTCTTAGACGGCGAGCAGTATTAATGTTAATATACTTACGTCTATCAACAAGATCCCCAAGATGTAATACGGTATCAATTCCCATCTTCTCAATAGTGGGAAAAAAGATATTATCAAGAAATTGCTTAGAATTATTAAGGAAGGCGACATTATCGTTACGTACTCCCCAGTGTGTATCTGTTATGATTGCTATTTTCATCTAGCATTTTTCTTCTTTGAATTAAGGAATGAGTTCTTATCTCTTGAATAAGTGTTCAAGCAAGTAGTTGTATAATCTCTAATTACCTCAAGACGAAGCACATAATTATTACGTTCGTTTTCATTAACAGTTGGATCACCAAGTTTATCTACAAGATCCATTATATTAGCTGGCACTAGGTGCAGGTTCTTCATCTTCAATCTCCGAAAATTTTTCTATTCCATTTAGTTTACTATTCTTTTTGACTTTTGTCAACTTATTTTCAAAGTTTCTTATGAGTTCGTCAGAATATTCATTTGATTTTAAATGTATGTTATCTGAATCGGTCCACAACTCGTTCATAAGAAATCCGTTTTCAAAATTCTTATGCTTAATATATGTTTGTTTCTTTTCTTTATGTATCCTACGGATAAATGCGTTCCATGCGATCTGCGTGAAATACGCGAATGGGTTATTAGTTCTATCAGGATCGAAGTTATCAACCGCAGCGATACAATCAATAATACCATCGCTGATCATTTCTTGCTTATATGTGTATCCAGAAAAGTTAGGTTTCTTGGCAAGGTTATTACAAATCAAAAGAATAGACTGACCAATGTAATTACTGACCTGCGGTTTAGTTCTGTTATTATCGATGGCATCTTTTAATTTTGTTCTATGTTCAATCATAGAAGTATACAATGTTTTATTATTGATGTAATTTTTTGCTTTCGCCATATTTAACCCTTTACTTTTTTATTTTTCACAGTATAATCACTAGTGTGATAGATGATATATTAGATCTTAAGATTTACATTATAGAGTTTGTATTCAAACTTCTCTTCATTGTATATCTTTATACGCTCCATAAAGTGGAGAATAGTAAAGTTCTTTTTAGATTTCCAAGTCATGTCGTCGGCAATGTCGTAAAGCGTTGCGCTATCTTTACTATCTGACTTACGTAGTCCTCTACCAATAGACTGTAGGTTTCTAATCTTAGATTTGGAAGGACTAGAAAATATAACGTTATGCAAATTACGAATGTTAACACCTGTGGAGAAAGTTCCATAGCTAGCAACGATAATAGCGTTTTGTTCTGTTTCCACAATTCTACGAATCTCTTCACGTTCCTCTCCATCAACTTCACCAGAAACAAAGTATACAGGTCTATTAGTTTCTTTCTTTAAAGATTCATAAAGACCTCTACCATGTTTATCTACGTATTGAAATAACAATAACGAATTTCCCTCGAGCGATAGCGCGAGGTTTCTAATAAACTTATTTCTTGCTTCAAGCCTAACGATATAATCTATTTCTGCCTGATAATCCATTTTGGATATCATCTTCTTTATTTCATCAGGATAAGAAAGTACGATGCATTTAATGTCGAACTTAGCCAAATGTTTTTGCTCGATCAACTCAGCAGTCGTCGTTACTTTTCTCACAGGACCAAACAATCCTTCGAGGACAAGCTTGTGAGTGGCGCTTCCATCTAAAGTGCCAGTAAACCCAAATCTATATTTGCAGTTTTCTAACTTGGAAAGAATAGAAGTAAGGCTTTTAGCTTTGAATAAGTGTGCTTCGTCGCCTATGACCACATCAAACTGTTGGAAATACTCTTTAGGAAGTTTGTATATCGACTGCCAGGTTGAGATGGTAATTGGTTTATCTGTTTGTTTATCTTGTCCTGCATAAATTCTATGGACGAACTTATCAGATACAAACCCATAGTCAGCAAAGTCAGTGGCCAGCTGACTAACCAAAGAAGTAGTTGGCACAATAATAAGAGTACGGCTTGCATAGTACCTCGTTAGTAGATAGATTATAAATGATTTACCTGAGGCTGTGGGCGATAGAAGTAAAGATCTACGATTACGTATAGCATGAATGAAAGCCTCTAGTTGATAATCTCTTGGTTTATATGACAGCGGTAATTTAAGATTTTCGATAAATTTAACTGCTTCGATAACAGAAAACTCATCAGCTGAAAAATCAGAGATATATTCTACTTCATAATTTCTTGACTTCGCAAACTCTTCAACATACTTATTAAGTCCACCGTAAAGTAATCCAGTCATCACTTGGAATAATCTTACTTTACCATCCCAAAATTTATTTTTATATGCAGGCATAAATTTCGCACCTGGAACATCGAACGTAAAATAGTCATTGAGTTCATATGCGATAGAAGGTTCGCAATGAATTTTATTATATACTTCGTTTACACGTTCGATCTGCAATATTTCCATTATGAACCCATAGTAAACTTTTGCCACTCAATTGCAGCTTTAATGTTAAAACCTCTATTATTTAGAGACTTTATAATAGATTCTAAGAAATCGATCTTTTCTTGTTGAATACCTATCTTAAGAGATAGTTTGATAATATCTTTATCAGCGTCCATATACATCGGTATATCCGCCTTTAGTATCATTCCTTTCGCAGGAAGTTCCCAACCTAAAGATCTTGTTTCTTCTGTATGACCTTGAGTAAAAAATTCATACTTGTCAAGTTTAAGTTTCTTCATATCAGATTCGAAAGATCGAAGAGTTAACTTTTCTTTCAAGTATATCTGATAATACTTGTGATGAAGCTTGGGAATTTTAATTGCTTCATCCCCAAGCTCAGTTCTATCGATATTTGAATCTTCGTTCCAATATTCTAAAATATCTTCTATCTTCATAGTAACCTCATAATATCAATATATTATAATACTATAAATGTAGATAAAAGTCAAGCAATTATTTTAGATATATTATAATTTGTGTATTTGAAATTAGCAGTAGCTTCTAGATAATTGACATTAGTATCTGTTGAATTAAAAGTAATTGAAGATAAAGCTACAGGAAAAGCGTCAACAAATGTTACTTCGAAGTTAGCCATCTTAGTACTTGATAAAATTATTACACCTATATCAGAAAATATACCTTCGCCAGTATAGATAGGTTTTCTTTCAATTTGAGCGTACTGTTCATAATCTTCTGGTTTACCAAGAGATTTTAGCCAATTATGAATTTCTAGATAATTGTTTAAATCTTCATCTACTTTAAATGTTATAGAAAGTTCTTCATACGCGATATGTTCGCCTGAGTATTGAAATTTAACATATGGGTTTGGTGTTGTTACGGACCCAATAGATATTCCTGGAACTGTTACTTTCTGAATAAAGAAATTAACATGAGGAGCTTTCTTAATTTGAAACTTAAAGTTAAGCGGACTAAGAAAATTATGATTGATTGGTGTGTTATCTATAGCTGACATAGTTATCTCCATTTCAACTATTTATAAAAAAAGAGGGATCCGAAGACCCCTCTTAAAGTTTGCGGCTTGAAACCGTCTTTTTATAATCTTACATAAGATTGTTAACAATAATACGACGATAGTAAAGGTTGGTGCTGAGAGTAAGAGCACCAGCGCCAGCAGTAAGACCCTGAGCGAATGGGTTTGCTACCATTCCGTAACGAGTCTTGAAGCCGATCTTAGGCTGGAATGTTGACTGGTCAACTGCACGAACCATCTGAAGTGGAACGTATGGGCAATAGAAGAGACCAGCATCGAATGCG